AATAAAAGTATCCTTTGGTGATGAGGAAAATTAATATATGGTAAATCAAATATACAACGAAGATTGTTTAACAACTATGGGGAGAATGGAAAATGATTTTTGTGACCTAATCGTTTCGTCCCCACCCTATGACGCTATGAGGAAATATGGAGGAGATAAAACATATCACCAACGATTAAACGACACAGGATATTCATTTGAGTTTGAGAAGATAGCAAAGGAACTAACAAGAGTATTAAAAACAGGTGGTGTTATATTTTGGAATGTAGCAGACCAAACCGTTAAAGGTAGTAGAACAGGTAATAGTATGAGACAAGCGTTATACTTTATGGAAGAGTGTGGGTTAAATCTACACGACCATATTATATGGCAGAAGACAGGAACACCATTTCCATCTAATGTAAGATATAGAAATGTGTGGGAGAATTGTTTTGTGTTTAGTAAAGGGAAACCAAATGTGTTTAATCCCGTTCAAATTAAAAATAAGACAGCAGGAGCAGTAAGATATAGTAGAAGATTTAGAAACCATAACGGAGAGTTTGTTGATGGTATGAATGGTGTTAAGATTAACGAGGTAAGGAACGATGATAATGTTTGGTTGATTAGTAATGGAGCAAACAAATCATACAAGGGAGATTTAGATATTACAGACCACCCTGCGATAATGGTAGAGGAATTAGTGAGACGAGCCATCACAAGTTATTCTAACGAGGGTATGGTCGTATATGACCCGTTCCTTGGCAGTTCAACAACGACCAGAGTAGCAAGGGATAATAACAGAGTATGGATAGGTAGTGAAATACACACACCATATTTTGAATTAGCAAAGAAAATAATGTATGAATATAAGGTTATTTAAGCCTCACGCAAAACAACGAGAATGTATTAACCGTATTGAAAGTTCTTTGGCAAAGTATATCATAATTGATTGTGGTAGACAATTTGGTAAATCATTATTGGCACAGAACTTAATATTAAAATGGTGTTTAGAAAATGATAATAGTGTTGGGTTTTGGGTTAGTCCTATCTACTCACAAGCGAAAAAAGTTTTTGATGAGTTGGTTAAGGCGTTAAAAGAAACAGGTCTAATTAAGACCACAAATCGTTCGGAAGTATGGATTAAACTATCTAATGGTTCAACCATACACTTTAAGTCAGGAGAGAAACCAGACAACCTACGAGGTTATACATTAGATTTTCTCGTAGTAGATGAAGCTGCGTTCATTAGAGATGAGGTATGGAATGAGGTATTAAGACCAGCAACATTAGTAAGAGGTAAAAGAATATTGTTTATATCAACACCGAAGGGTAAGAACTATTTTTATAACCTATACAACAAAGGTGTAAGTGAAGAGACACCTGATTATTTATCACTAAAATATACAAGTTATGATACACCCTACATTACAGCAGATGAAATTAACGAGGCGAAAAATAGCCTACCTGACGATATTTTTAGGCAGGAGATTATGGCAGAGTTTATTGAAGATGGTGGAGAGGTGTTTAGACATTATCATCAGGCGCAACTAATAACGAGATGGCAAGAACCTGTTGAGAGTGAAAGGTATTGGGCGGGGATTGACTTGGGTAGACAGAATGACTTTACCGTATTAACTATATTAAATAATTTCAATCAGGTAGTTTATATATACAGGGAGAGAAGAAATAATTGGACGAACATAGTAGATGAGATTGTGAATATATTACAGAAATATAACGCACGAGCAATAGTGGAGGTTAATAGTATTGGTGATGTTATATACGAACAGATATATAAAAAGTATAGAAAGATAGAAGCGTTCCACACAACCAACCAAAACAAGGAAGAGATAATTGGAAACCTTATAGTCCAAATAAACGAACAGACAATACTACTACCAACCAAACAATTATTTGAACCATTAGACACAGAGTTAAGGGTCTTCACCTTTGAATATTCAACAAAGAGTAGGAAGATTAGATATTTCGCACCAGCGGGGTTTCACGATGATACGATTATGAGTTTAGCGTTTGCGTTGGAAAGTAAAAGAAATAATGTTCCTAAAAAGTTTGTAGTAGCCTAATGATAAAAAAGATAGATATAGAGATTGATGGTATTGATTATACTTTGCCAGACAATATTACGGTGAGCCACTACGGCGAGATTATGAGACGAATGAGTTTGAGTGATAGTATGGTGGATAAAGCACACGATATAATTGGTGTATTACTTAATATACCTTATACAATACTACGAGAGTTAGACCCTGTTGAGATGGCGGAATTATCCATATATCTCCAAAATAAGGTCAGTTCACAAGATGTTGGATATATACCCTCATTTACTTATAAAGATGTAAATTATGTGGGTGTGGTGTTTAATAAACTAACCTTTGGTGAGTATGTTGATATAATTAATTTTATAAAGAACGAAGCGTCCATATATATGAATATACATAAATTATTATCTATATTATACAGACCAGAAATAAATGGTAAGATTAGTCCATACGATATAGAACAACACGAATTACAAAGTGAGTTATTCAAGGACTTACCACTACAATATTTCTTTGGGATATTCAAAAACCTATTTACCTTTTTAGCACAGATGAGAAAGGACTTTGTGGTATTGTTTGGAGAAGACGATGACTTACCACAGAAACCAAAGGAAGATAAAGATATAGAGGAAGAACAAAGTAATTTACCCTGGTATAAAATGATTATGAGTTTAACAGGAGACGACTTTACCAAAATAGATTATGTAACCGCTCGTCCATTAGTTGAATGTTTTAACCATTTGACATATATTAAATTAAAGGTAGAAGACGAGAAACAACTTATTCTACAACAACAAAACAAGATGAACTTATGAGCGTTAAATTAAAAACTTTAAGGGGGTTTGTTAAAGACCTTAAAAAGATATACGAGAAACACCAACAGATTAAGGACTTTGGGTTTGGGTTTATTGAAGATGTGACCTTTAAGAACAACACAGATGGAACAACTCAATATCCATATATGTTTGTTATACCTGATGTTAGTAATGTCTTTCAAAATCAAATACAATATTCAGTTAAACTGATAATGATGGATAGAGTAGTCAATTACACAGATGAGAACCTATTAGATATTATGAGTGATATGAACCAAATATTACAAGATGTGATAGCACAATTTGCGTTCTCATATACAGAAGAGAATGGTGATTATACAGACACATACCAAATAGATTTACCAATACAATTACAACCTTTTGCGGACAAGTTTAGTGATTATGTCTGCGGATACTTCGCAACAATAAACATCACATTAGGTCAAGCACTTGATAGATGTGACGCACCATTTGATAGTTTTGAATAATGGCAATACCTGAAAAATTATTATTAAGACAATCCCTACAAAGGTCAGCACGAGAGTGGTTGAGAATATATAGGGAAGAATTACAGAAGACAAGACCACACGGGTTAGGAAAGGACGGACAAGCAAAAAGTCAGTTCAGTCCTGTTGATAGTAATAGTATAGCAAGTGAAAGGTCGTTAGACGCAGGGTATGAAATTATAACTAATGACGATGGAACATACGATATTATATTTGGTTTGCCAGACTACATTTATAATTTAGACGCAGGGGTCACACCATCATCAAAGTATGGTAATAAAAAAGGTGGAGGTAGAAGAGGTGGAACATCACCATTTCTTAAATCCATAATGAATTGGATAGAAACAAAAGGAATAAGAACAGAATTATCCACAATGAGTTTAGCGTTCGCAATAAGAACGAATATACTTAACGAGGGTATTGAAGCAACAAATATTATATCAACCATTAATGAAAGATTTTTAGAGGAGTATGGGGAACAAATAGCGGACGACTATATGGTTAATATAGAAGATTATATAATAGATAATATGAAAAGAGTTACAGAAAAATACAATTAATATGAGCGTAGCAATAACACAACAAATACCATTATTAACACCAGCAAACAGTGATGTTGTAATGACGGTTTCAGGGTCGTTGGTATTAACAAAATCAAAATACAAATATGTGAGTGATATTTTTACACAAGAATTATCAGGTTCAGTTGTTACATATGTAGGTAGAGTTAGACAAACACCAAACCCATCAGGAGTTGGTATGTTAGATTTAAGTAGATACTTACAATTAAGTGTATCACAGGATTTATTCAATGGTGTAATGTATGATTTACCAACATCATCTAAATTACAAACAGGATACAATAGTGTAAGAAAGTTTTATGTAATGGCAGGAGAAGAATATGCGGATAGTATATCAGGTTCGGTTGCGTTATATAATGGTAATGGAACACCTATTACAGGTTCATATTTAACATCAACATCAACAATAGGAGGTTATACTTTCAATGGTAATAAACAATTTGATGAAGGACCAGTATGGGACACAACACCTTATGTAGCACCAACAGGAAGAACATTATTAACCAACTCACCAAGAACATTATATAAAGAAGAGGACGAATATATTACTACGGGTTGTCTCTATGGAACATATAGCGGAACAACATTTCCTATAACTGGTTCCACATACGCAAAAGTTTATGATAGTAATAATACACTACTCACAACTTACAACCCGCAATCGGGATATACGGCAACAAGTGGTGATATATTACCTCTTTTCTGTGGTGTTAGAATATTAGATATAAAATATGGTTATGATAATTGGGATAGAATAGAATTACAAATAGGTTCAGGAAACCAAACAGAGGTATTAACAATTAAACCTAATGTATGTCCTGTTAAAAAATATGACCCTGTTGATATTATATGGTTGAACCGATATGGTGTATGGGATAATTTTAGATTTTTTGGTAGTAAGAATGAAGAAACAAAAATTAAACGAGACACTTACCAACGACTATATGGAACTTGGTCTAACACATCATTTACTTATAACACATACGAAAGGGGAACAAGTAATATCGCAACGGACTTAAAGGTAGAAGGTGAGATTATGAGTGATTTTTTAGAAAGAGATGTAGTGAATTGGTTGGAGGAATTATTAACATCACCACAAATATATAAATTAGAAGCAGGAGTAATAACACCAATAAACATTACTGATAGTTCTTTCAAGAAACAAATTAGAGGTAATGTGAAATTGAGACAAGTAAGTTTCAAGTATGTTTATTCAAGCGAACAAAGAACACAACAACAATAAGAAATGATAGAAACTTTATTACAGGTTACAGATTTAAGTGGAACAACTATCTACCTTGATTTATATGACGATGTAAGTATTAACTTTAATTTATCGTTCGCAGAGATACAAGATATTACAAGTCGTAATAGTGGTTATAGTCAAACTTTTAGAGTGCCAGGAACACCAAAGAATAATCAGTTCTTCAATTATATGTTTAATGTAAATCAGGAGGGATTATCTTTTGACTTACAAAAGTCAGTTATATGTTCCGTTAATTATAAAGGGATTGAAATGTTAAGTGGAATATTAAGATTGTTAAAGATTATTATAACAGACAATAAGGTTGACTATGAGGTTAATATACAAGATGAGGTAGGAGTGTTTATCAATAAGATTAGTAATAAGTTATTGATTGATATTGACTATACAGATTTAGACCACTCATATATCTCAACGAATGTTAAAGATAGTTGGTTGGCAGATTATTCAGTTAGTGGAACAACAGGAGGATTAAAAGACGGACAGATATTATATCCGTTCACACACATAGGTTATATATATAATGAAGATGGTGTAGTAGTAAAGTCAGGTAATAACTCATCACCTTTATTAGAGTTAGCGGGTCAGGTTGGTAGTATTAGTAATAATACAACACCAATGAGAACCACAGGTTTCAAACCATCAATACAAATCTATTCTGTATTACAAAGAATATTTCAACAGAACGGATATAATGTAGAGAGTGAGTTTTTTGCCACAGAATATTTCCAACGGTTATATATGCCACTCCTATTCAATAGTGAGACCTACTATATCAATTCACCCGAAGGAACAGATGGAACATCACAGGTTACAACAATACAAACTACATCACCATCAGGATTTTCATTTTCAGGTTCAACTTGTTTGACTATTCAAGGTTATGTTGATTTTGATGAGTATGTTTTTAATAATGGTGCGTCAGTTAGTTCAGGTTATGGGTGGCAATTAAACGGAAGATTTTATCCCTGGACTGGTGGTGATTATACTTTTAGTTATAGTTTAGATTTACGACTACCA